TGCTAGATAAGTTATCCGCAACTGAAGGAAATACTTCGTTGATTGAGTTTTTGTTTACTCGTTTGTTACCTGAAAAACCTCCATCAATTAGAACTCCCTCAATCAAGTCACTACCTTCTTTATAAATGAAAGCAGGGTTTAATCCCGCTTTGGATATGGGGGCTTTGATAGAGTAACCCATTAATAAAAGCTTCGCGGCCTTAACAGGATCATTCTCAAACAGTGCGTTGCCGTCACTATCTAAGTATCCAATAACTTTGCCATTATCCTTTACAGGGTTCTTAACATCTTGAGGCAAGAAGCTAGAGCGTTTAGGATAACGAAGTTGTATTAACTCATTTAAAAGCTGAGATTTATTCTCATAGTATCCTTTAGGAAACACTGACCTATCAGGCATACCATGAATAACGCGATCTTGAGTAAGATCAACGGGGACCCCTTTACGTATTAAGTCTTCAAAAGCTTTTACCTCAGTAGCTGTAAGGTGGTCATCAATAAATTCTTCTTTAGCAATAGGTATATCAGCAGTGGGGAATACATACTCCTGCCCTTTGATAACGCTAGTGCTTTCGTTTAGACGAGAGATAAGTTGCTGTAACTTTCTTTCTTCAGGATATATCTTTTTGGTTTTAACTTTTTGTTTTGCTGCTTCGTTAGCAACTCCTGAAGTAGGTTGGTTAGATGTATTAGAACGAGAATCTAGTTGAGAAGCTAAAGACTCAGCTACAGATTCAGGAGATATTTTTTCATCTAGAATATTTAAAAAATTATCTTGATACGCTAATTCCTCTAAAGGAAGTTCAAGCTGCGCGGGATCATCAGGCACAACGTCAAAATCTAAAGCTAGTTCTAACTCAAGTTCTTGTTGTTCTCGTTGTTCTGCTCTATCAGGAGCCTCGCTATCTATAAAACCTGAGAACGGAAACTCTGTTTGATCTTTAACAGAAACAGGAACTAGATTGCCTTCTTCGTCAGGTACAAGAGTTGTTTCAACAGGAGATACTGCGACCTCTTCTGTAGGATACGTTCCTTCTCCTGCTATAGGTTCTAATTCTGGGGCTTCTGGAACTTCTTCTGGAACTTCTTCTGGTCTTCTTCTCCTTCTTTCTCCTACCTCTCTTTGTGGAGCTGTTAATAACCGTCGAGTCTCTTGTATTTCAAGTTCGTCTGCGGTAGCGGGAGCTCCTGCCTCTTTAAGTTTTTCTATAATTTCATCTGCAACCTGAGCCCTGTACCTTGCTTCATCGCCAGTGGGTCCTCCAAGTTTATTATATAAACCTCTTGCTCCTGTAGCACCTCCACCAAATATTCCACCTAATAACATAGAGTGTCCTACACCCGCAGCTATTTCTTTTAACGGAGTGTCTTCATTAAGAGCAGCGTCCCTTATGAAAGTTTGTGCGAGTTCATCAATACCTTCTTCAATAGACTCACTTAAAGTACCTTCAATGATAGGAGAGTTGCCTAGAGCTCTTCTCATTTTCTTTTTTAAGAATTTCTCAGCAACTTCGTTGGATACATCATCCCCTAAGTTTACGCCAAGTTGCCTGTTCATTACCCCTTTCATTTGCCTGAAAGTCATTCCATCAAGGAAAGCTTCTTCCAAACCACCACGACCTAACTTCATAAAAGCAGTCGTAATCAAACCTGTGACAGTTCCTGCTAACAAAGCAGATCCAATCGCTGCGTCATACTTCTCATCATGAGACATATCTTCAGGCATTGAGTTGTATATGGTGGTAAACATTCCACCTGCACTTCTATTAGCTGATGTTACAAACAGAGATCCAAAAGTTTTGGAACTCATGAGAAGCTTGTTATCAAGCATCTGGTTGTAGACGTTTATTGCTTCGATAGCGTTTTTCTCGCTCGTGCTTCGTATAAGCTTTTCTTTTAAATTCTTCTCGGCCAGTTCCCTTACTGCAACTTCTCTAGGGTCCAATACCCTTGAATATCCAAGACCTGCATCAACAGTCTTTTCTAAAAAATCTTTTTTGCTAGCTGTTCTTAACACTCCTCCAAGCATGCCTTTAGCAAACCCTTTAGTTGTAAGAGTAGTACCTGTCTTTAGTCCAATGTAAGCTGCTCCACCTGCCCCCATTGTAGTCATACTTAGAGCAGCCGTTGCTCCTATATCTACAAGTACTGGAGCAATCATAGTCATGACATCCATACCTAAGCCGTATTCCTGATTGAATAACTTAGCGACTTCTCGTCTTCTGGATTCTTCTTGAGCAGCTTCTCCTAATCTTCTAGCAGCATCTTCGCTCTTAAATAAAAGAGCAGCGGGTATATTGTATAAAGAAGTAAACGAATCTCCTATAGAGGCCAGTATAGAAGTAGACTGATTTTTAAAAGCGTTGTAATTATCTTTATTAGATAAGAATTTATCAAGAGTCTCTACAGGATCTTCTCCTGCTTGAGCTCCCTGAGCAGATGCAGATATCCATCTTTCAGAAGTAGCTTTAGTTTCTTTTAGTATGTTATTAACAGACTCATACCTTTGTCTCTTATAAAAATCTCTTTGGTTTCGTAACGAATCTTTTTGCTTATCAGTTAGCCTTGTATCTTTTTCCAGAGCCTCTTCAAAACGAGTAGGCTGTAACATAAGTTGTGGATGCGCTACTGCTGTCGAACCGTACACACGGATATTTCTAGTTAGGTCTGCGTCTTCAGAAAAATATTCAAACTCTCCAGAAAGGTTAGCCCTAAGAGCAGCTTGTTCTTCTATAACAGACCTAATCTCTTCATCAGAAAATCTTTTAGAAGCAAGATTTAAATTAACGTCTTTGTCTTTAGAGTATTGCTCGGCTAATTGTTCACGTAGTACTTTGTTTAAGAAGTTCCTGTCCCTTTTGACATACACTCCACCGTGTAATTCTTTTTTAGCAGATCTACCCTGATCTTCTCTAATAAGTAAATCAGATAAAGCATCAAAGTTTTCTCTAGCTTGATCATTACCAACCTCATCCGAAAGTAGGTTTTGTACTTCATTCAATAATCGGCTTTTCCTCTGATCTTTAAACCTGTTAGCTCCGATATCACTTCCTTGCTGTAGTCCTGACTGAACGAGAATAGCATCTTCATAAGAGACAGCTCCATCACGAACGGCATTTTCAAAAGCTGAAACAGGATTCATTACTGAAGTCCCTCCAATAATTTGTCTGCTTCCATCAAGATTACTTAAAGAAGCAAAAGGAAGTTCTCCTACATCAACAAGAAATGACTTAGCATCATTTAAAGTTTTGTTAAGAACCTCTTCGCTCTCACCGTTTTCTTTGCCCTGCTTCCAAACACTCGCGACGTTTTCTCCAAAAGCTCTAGTAACAAGATTAGTCTGCTTGTCTAAAGATACAGGATTAGGTTTAAATATCTCAGAGTTCGGAGTCTCCTCATCAATGAATCCTTCTTCAAGTAAGTGTCTTTTTAAGGACGCATTAATATTACCTTCAACAGCTTCGGTTAAAGTACCCTGATCGAACCAATGCATACGATGGTAGTTCGCATAGCTCCTCCACTTTTGTTCACGATCTGGTATTCCTGATCCAATTTGAGCGTCCCATGTATCAAAGTCTAAGGGAGGCGTAACATTATCAGCCTCCTGTGGGTCTTGTAATAGTGTTGCAAGGGTTCCTATACCCTTAGAAGAAGGCGATATTTCTGACATAGCAGTAAATAAGGTTATGTTGTGTTATTAAATTTTAAAAAATAGATCTTTGTTCTGTTTTAGATTGTGCGGTCCCTAAAGGAGAAGCTCCTTGGCGAGCCAAGAAAGCACTTCTTTGACTGTTGACCAGACCAACTAGTTCTTGAGCTAATGTGTCAAGATCTTCAGTTTCAAGTATTCTCCGTAACTCTACTGTTCTTTTGTCTTTTGCGGTTAGTTGCGATGTGCTAGAAAGACCGAGTGAGCTAAGTATGATACTTCTTATGTATTGTTTCTTAAAATTATCCGCTGCCTTCATGTCACCCTTTGCGTCTTCTATATCGACCCCCATTGCAGCTAAGAAAGCTATGTCTTTGACGGTTAGTTCTTCCTGACCTGTAATCCATTTGATAGCAGTATCAGCGTGTTTTTCTAAATCATCGAGCCTCATCTCTTGGGCTTTTAAACCCTTCACGGACTGTCTTTGTTTAGCTAAACCTCTAGCAAGTGCGGTATAACTGTCTAATTCATTTTGTGATAAACCTGATATGTTTTGGATTCCAACTTCATCCCCTACTTCAGCAAGTTTCAACGCTAAAGATCGTGGAGCTGTTCGACTTACACCTGTAGTAGAGGTGGCTTTATCAAATAAACCAATCAAGTTAGCAGTTGCAGGATTGTTAAGAGCTGTAGGATTATCAGTAAGTATATCTAACATCCCTTTAGTTCTTTGTTCCTGAGACACTCCAGTTTCAAGTAAAGGCTTTAAGCGTTGAGCAACAATAGGAGCAAGGTTAGCAGCTTTACGTTCTTCACGCATCTTACGTTGAGCGTCTACAACACCTAAGAAAGCTGCTTGCCCTTTGTCAAAAGCTTCAAACTGCGGTTCAAATCTTCTTCTAAACCCTTCTTGTTCTGAAGGAGTCATACCTGAATTAGCAAGATCACTAAAGAACTGCCCGCGCATAGGTGCTATATCTCTTTGATAATCAAAGTCGGGTTGAGATGCAAGTCTTTGAGATTCAGCGATCAAGTTAGACGCTTCATTCTCCATGATGCGGTGCTCTGGTCTGTATATAGTAGGCTCATTAAGACGAGCCTGTTCAGCAGCCATAGCCATTTGACCAGCCTGACTTGTATATCCTTTTCTTCTTAAACGACGAGACGCACGTTTAAGTTTATTGGAAACGCGATCACGAGAAAATCGAGCCATTATCTATTTCTTCTTCTAAGTTCTTCCTCCATACGCTTACTTATTGCTCTTTCTTGAGCAGGTGTAGTAGTTTGATAGGTAACCTCAGTCTTTCCTTCGTATTTCTTAGAAGGAGTTCTGGTCACCATTACGTTTCGTTCAGGAGCCATAGGAGCTTCATAGGTTCTCCGTCTCTCAGGCATACGCTCGCCAGACATAGCGCGAACTTGTCTGGGGGATACACCCGTATCAGCAAAAAATTGTTGAGCTCCTTTTTGTGAGGTAGCTAGATCCCTCATTCTGGACTTAGCTTTATCTAAAGCAGTGGCTTTAGGATTGTATGTTTTCCCTTGTTCCCTCGCCATTCTATCACGGACGACTAAATTCCTAGCAGCTACTTGTTCATCAGTTCTTTGTCTAAAAGGAGTTGGTTTCCTCATTTCTCTAGCAGCAGTAAGAATACTACTGGAACCTAACTGATAAGTGTCTCCTTTCAAAATGTCACGGGCTCTTTCTAAAGCAGACTTTCTAGAATCGGATCTTGAAGTTGTAGGACTCGGACTTCCCTCCATCGATCTTACCATTAAAGGTCTTGTAGAGACCAACTGACCTTTATTATCAAACGCAAGTTTAGGAGCAGTGCTAACCACATTACCCGATGAGTCTAAAGCAATACTAGTTCCAGCGGGAGCTGAGCTTCTTCCCATCGAGCCAGAACCTGCTCCTGCTGTTCCTTGTTGGCCTCTTGATCCTGTAGGTTCTGTAGGTTCTGTAGGTTCTGTAGGTTCTGTAGGTTGAGCAGAAGCTGTTTGTTCTTCGGTTACAGGATTTTTTTGTTTCATAGCAGCCCGAAAAGCGTCTTGAGCTTTAAGTAAATCCTGAGTGTTAGTAGCGGTGAAGCCAACTTCCCTAAAAACTTGAGTGGGACTTTTCCCTCTAAACCTAGTCCTATTAAAGATAGCTTGCTCTCCAGAAGTTAATTCACTTCCTCTAAGATACTTAGAAAGGATAGGAGCTAATCGTCGCCTAAGCTCTTTTGTTTGCTCCACTCCTCTACGGCCCCCTCCTCTGGGAGCTACTAATGTTTTCGTATAGTTTAAGGCTAAATTATCTAATGCGTCGGCCATAAACTAAAGTTAAACTCTTTTTTCATAAAGGCAACACGCTAAACTCTACATATATTATTATTCTATATACCTAATTAAGTTTATTCTAAATTAATAGAATAAACTTAATTACAGTTCTGAGAAACTTTTCAGTTTACTTTTACAAAGGATTATTAGAAAGAATGCTCGTAAGTCTCTTCATCGATTTATGAGGTCTTGGCTTTCCTGATGGAGAGGCCGAAGGAGGATCGACCGCTACTAAACCGTGCCTTTGACGAGCGACATCTAAACATAAGAAAGCTGCGTCAGCTAAGTCAGGGCTTTTACCAAATCTAGATTTAAATTCTACTTTAGATTCCATCTTCATCCTAAGACTTGATCCTTTAACCATGTCATACTTCCTTCCTGTTATTTCTTGAGCTAGATCTGTTGATATACCGAACAGTTGTTTAGTCCTTATTAATTCCTTTCCAACAAACCAAAGTTCGGTTACCCTATTAGTATACAATTCATGTGCTAATTTTTTACTATTAGCACTTACTTTTTTATCCGTAGCCTTCCCTCCAAATGAAACCCGAAGAATATCATCACTCCACTCCCCTGCCAGCAAGTCACATAAAGGAGCTCCAGCTCCTGTCGAGTCTACTGCAAGATCAAGAGGAAGAACACCCCGCT